TGATTGTTCTCCACGCGCATATAAACGTAGGTTATGAAATCTAGATGTATTAGCTCTAAATCTAGAATTACTTGATGATCCGTAGGATTGAGAAAACCATTCATGTTGAATAGCTTTTGCTACTTTCAATCCATAGTCATAACTGATTTTTTCAACATCACTTACAACTTGGCTAGGAAAATGTCTATTTATAACTGATTTAGCCATATTTATTTTTTAATTATTTTACTCATACTTCCTCCTTGATTATATTTTGCAAAATTAATATTAACTGCTTGTTTTTCTATTTTTGCGTTTGGGGCATACAAATGTCTATTGCAAGCCATGACAGCTAAACCGCTGCTTATTGTTGCATCATACTTTGTTCTTTTTGTTATATCAAACCTTGACCAATCGTTTAGTGTTGTGTTAAAATACATATCACCAAACGTACCATCTGGTTTCATGCCAACATGAGATTGTATATACATCTCTATAGCCGCGGCGTGAGCTTGTTTTATGTCTTCAGAAGAGTTTGGTATTCCGCCTACTTCTTTTTCAGCTACAGACAACTTATTCCAAACTTTATCAGGTCGATTCATACTATAACCTCTATATCCTCTTCTTCTTAAATAATACAACAATCTAGGTTTGTTGTTTTCTGCTAATATTGGCATACCATAAAATACTATAGCCATTAACATATCTTCAAAAAACATTTCAGCAGTTTGTGGCCTAGCTAAATATTCTAAAAAGAAACTATTAGCTGGAGCATCTTCCATACTGAATTTAGTTAATCCATGCAGTGCTCCTTTGGAACCTTGTCCGTCTACGGTTCCTGATATATCATAAGAGTCACAACCAAACGCTCCCATGTGTTCATTAGCTGGATATCTAATTCCATTTTTCAAATACATTTTATTTTGTAAATGACTTGGTGGTGTCCAGCTAACTTTAAACCTACCTTTCGGATCTGGATAAAATATAACTTGAGTATCTTTAACTCCACCAGCCCATTGGAAATTACCAGTGGAAACACCTAGTGTTCTAGCCATTTCCTCGTTATAATCTATCTGCTCGTATATCTTTATCAGATTAAATATACTCCCTCTTGCTTCATCTCTAAACGCGTGTTCTGTAGTTTTAGGAAACTGACGGTAAAATTCATTTAAAGCGTCTTGATCAGTTTTTAAACCATCAGCCTCGTTTTGCCAATGCTGTATTATACCTACATCTATTAATTCGCCATCTGGTCCGAGAACATCATCACTTGGGTCGTCAAAAACTGGAACTCCGTACTCATCAATAAATCCTTCGTAGTTCCATTCCATTGGGATAAACAAAGAGTATAAACCAGACTTTGTCTGACCATTTCTATTTCTTTGTGTGACATCTGAAGCATTGTATAATTTTTTAAAATTGTCTCCACCTTTATCTAAAGCGTTTGATGTTGAGCCCATCATACATTTACCAACGATTCTACTACCTAACCGTAGGCATGTTTTTGTAACTCTCCAGTTGTTTAAAATGTTATCGGGTCTCTCCCATTTACCACTTTCATCATGCACTAATAAAGCTAGTTTTTCACCGTCATAACTGTTATCACCAGTGTTTTTCCAATCTATAGTAGTATCTAATCCCTTTAGATCTTCTAGTTTTTCGTTAGCTGTTATTTTCTTTCTAGTAAACTTTGAGGCTGGAACTCTATAAGCTAATTCTGTTTTAGGACGATCCATACCGTCTTGTATTGGTTTAAAGAAAAAAGGATAATTAATACTAATTGGTACAACTTTATCAGTAAACATTTTCTTAGCATCAGCACCTGTTTTAGAAAGTATCCCATATCTACTATCACTTGCAAGAGTGGCTAAATTAACTGTTTCTGCAGATGACATGAACGAAAACCCTGATCTTCTGTTCTTTAAGTAACACATACCATAACATCTTTTGTCTGCTTTACAAGCTTCCCAGAATATAAAGAACAATCTATTTGCCTCTCTAAAGTCTGGAGCCCCAACGTCTATCTTGCTCCATTGCAAGTACATATAGTGAGTTCCTGTTAAATACGTTGGTTTGCCATTGTTGGTAAACCAAAAACCTTCTTCTCTTCTTTTAAACTCTTCGTCTATGTAATCAAACCACTGTTCTTTTTGTTCGTCTGGATAGTTTCTCCAATCAAATATGTTTTTTAAACTATTTAATTCTTTTGGTTGATCAAGCTTTACCCATTTGTTTTTGGGATGCACGTGCACTTTCTTTGGCTCCAACGGCAAACCAATTCGCAGGTTTTGGATTTCATATATTTTACCAATTTTTCCCGTTTTAGAGATAACCACGATATCATGTTCTTTATCATATCCATATTTCCATTTTTTACCTTTATTCATACGACTAATTGTCGTACGTTTAATAGGTTCTATTATTTTAAATAAACTTTGCTCGTACATTACTTAGATCTACCTTCTGCGAATCCCTTGAAAACGGTCTCCTTTCTATCCTCAGGCGCTTTACCCTCAAGTAGGTTTTCCTCTTCTTGAATTCTGTTAAGTATTTCAAATGCGTCAAATATAGCTAGTTTTTTAGTAGCAGCAGCGTTCTTTAATCTATCTGCTGATATATCATCATCCGAATCAACAATAGGTTCTTTAGCAACTTTGATTAACTCTTCAACTGCTCTTTGTCCAGCTTGGATTATATTTTTCTTCGTTTCCTTGATATTCATATTTGATTGTAATAAAATTAGATAAAACTCGATATAGCCTCTCGTCATCGACGATAAACTCGTATTCACTATTTGGTCTAAAACCAACTAGATCTCCAACCTCAACCGCACCGTCTGAATATTTAACGATACCTTGTAAAGGTTTTTCAGATTCAATATTAAACTGATCTGTAGCTTTTAAAGGTATTACAAAGCAATATCCTTTTGGAGCTATCCACTTGTCATCTCTCTTATATAGAAAGATTTGATCGTGGTTTATAAAGTAAGTATCTTCATTGAAATATGCTCTACTATTCTTTTCGATACCGTATTGATTATTCCATCTCCTAAAAACATTGTGATGCACTACAACTGTATCTCCTGGTTTTATATCTGTATTACCAATAATCGGAACAGATTTAACAATAGCTTCTCTATTTATAAATTGATGGTTATAAATTTCAGTATTGAGAATTAACTCTCCACCATCTAATTTTTTAGTATTGTTATATCTTTCTCCTTTTGGCGTTACAACAAAGTTGTAAACGCTTTTCATTAGTATTCTAGGTTATATTCAACGGATACTGCCATGTTTTTATTGAAGTCTTTCCAAGGTAATACATCTTTGTTTTTTTTGATGTAAACAGAGTATTTATCTTCTTCCTCTATAATATCACAAATAGTATGACCACCATAAACCTCTTGACCAACAGCGTAATGCATGGCGTCGTTTTTATAGTCTTTACCTATACTAATCTTTCTTATTAGCTTCGCCATTTTCTTTTGGATAATTTATAGTACCGTCTTGAATGCTAACATCGTAAGTACCGTATTGTTTCTCAAGTTCGTCTTGTATTTCTTTTAATTGATCATTATAGCTAGCTAAAAAATGTAAAGCTTGATGTTTTCTAGCTTCGAGCTGACCAATATTCATTTGTGTTTGGTTGATATGAGTTACAACATCTTGAATTTTCTCTAATTGTTTGTCGGTTACTTTCTCTGCTTTTGGTTTTAAGTCTACTATTTTTTCCTTTTTCTTTGTTTTTGCCATTTTATTTAATTTAAGTTAATTTAATTTATTTTAATATTCTAAACCTATTACAAATGTTATAGGTTGTCTGTTACATATTTCATCGCCATCAGCTATAGCTGCTATTAAACCTGGAGATTCTAATGTTAAGGTTGTATGTGAACCATCGTCTGCTACTGATTTCAATGTGCCAACTAAAGCACCATCTTGCGCTATAAGTTCGTCACCAGGGGCAAACACTATATCACCAGCAACACCGTCGCAATTTATAACCGTATCCCCCACGCTGTACCCAGCTCCATTATCAACTATAACTCCAGTTCCAAAATCTTCACTACCTTCATTAGCTATACCAGCCATCCAAATAGTTTGATAACCTGGTCCTTTTGTTGACAAGTAATCTGTTTGAGCACCTTCGATTAATATATTTAATTTAGGGTTTGGCTTGTCTGAATCTGAACCAAGAAGGTTGTATGCTACCAAATCAACACCAATATCAACCATATTACTAACGTCCACAAACTTATACGCTATAATGTGAGGTCTAGCTGCTTGAGTTAAAGCCGCTGTTAAAGTATCACCATCACTTAGTTTATTGTTAGGTGTACCTAATGATGGTGGCGCAACACCATTTACAGACTTAGCAAATATTAATTCTATATCCTTAGGCGTTTGAGCCGCACCCTCTGTTCCAGCGTAGTGCATTTGAAGTGTTTC